AAGTCATCAGTAACACGAGAGTTAGAACACTGGCTCATCAAACAGACTAACGACAACGTAGGTGTCATAGCCTTAGAAGAAGATTGGAGGAGAACCATTGATGGTATTCTTTCCATCGAAGCTAATGCTAGACTTTACATTGACCAAGTTAGAGAACAGTTTTCTCAGGAAGAAATAGATAAGCTCTTTGATATTCTTTACGATGGTGATAATAAAAATAGAGTATGGGTTCATGCTCACTTTGGCACCAATGACATTGAAGAAATCTTTAGTAAGTTAAGATTTATGATTGTCGGTTGTGGTTGTAAGTGGGTGGTTGTTGACCATCTTCACATGTTAGTAAGTGCTACATCTGAAGGTGATGAACGTAGAGCTATTGATAATATTATGACCAGACTAAGAAGCATGGTTGAGGAAACAGGAGCAGGTATTATTCTGGTCTCACACCTCAGACGTGTTGATGGTAATAAGGGACACGAGAACGGCATACAAGTTAGTCTCTCACATTTGAGAGGGTCTAACAGTATTGCTCAGTTATCTGATTGTGTAATTGCCCTTGAACGTAACCAACAATCAACTGACCCAGATGAGTCTCGCACTACAAAGATGCGTATATTAAAGTCTCGTTATACTGGTGATGTTGGTTTGGCTACAAGTTTAATTTACGATGGTGACACAGGTCGTCTTTCAGAAATCGTTGAAGACTTTGATGACCTTGAAGGAGAAACAGGAGAAGCATTTTGAAATTAGTATTTGACATTGAGACAGATGATTTAAATGCCACTAAAATTTGGTGTATCGTTGCTCAAGATGTAGATTCAAATAAGATTTATAAGTTTGGTCCAGATAGTTTGGACAAAGGTTATGAACTTTTAGAATCTGCTGAGCAACTTATAGGTCATAATATAATTGGCTTTGATATCCCAATGGTTGAAAAGTTTAGTGGTATAAAATTAACTGACAATGTTGTTGATACTTTAGTCTTATCAAGATTGTTTAATCCAACACGAGAAGGTGGACATAGCCTTGACAACTGGGGATATCGTTTACGTTATCGTAAGATTGAATTTGAAGACTATCAAAATTATTCTTCTGAGATGCTACAATACTGTGTACGAGATGTACAGCTCAACACATTAGTTTATAACAAACTAAAACAAGAATCAATAGGATTCTCAAGAGAGAGTGTCGAGCTTGAACATCAAGTTGCTAGAGTGATGCGAACACAGGAAGATAACGGCTTTAAGTTTGATGGTAAAGCTGCTGCTCTTTTATTAGCTCAACTCCGAGAAAGGTTACAAGAAGTCGAAGACGAAGTGCATAAAACTTTCAAACCTAGATGGGTTGATGATAAACTTGTAACACCATATATCAAGAAGGATGGCTCTCTTTCTAAAAGAGGTTTGACTGATGATGAATATCAGGACTGTCTAAGTACGGGTGACACTAAACCTTTTATGAGACGAAAGCTTGAGCCATTCAATCTTGGTTCTAGAAAACAGATAGGAGAATACTTAACAGAGATGGGTTGGAGACCCGATAGATTTACTCCAACAGGTCAGCCGATTGTTGATGAAAAAACTCTATCTGAGATTACACATATTTATGAAGCTAAACTTATAGCTGAATATTTATTATTACAAAAACGCATAGCACAAATTGATTCATGGATTGAAGCAGTTAAGGACGATGGTCGTGTTCATGGTTTTGTTATTCCTAATGGTACAATAACCGGCAGGATGACACATAGAAATCCTAACATGGCTCAGGTTCCTAGTCTTGCTTCACCTTATGGTAAGGAATGTCGTGCTTGTTGGATTGTCGATGAAGATTATAAATTAATTGGAGTGGATGCTAGTGGTCTGGAAATCAGGATGTTAGCTCACTACATGAAAGATGAGGACTTTATAAATGAAATCATTAATGGAGACGTACACACCTCTAATCAAAAACTTGCTGGACTTGAATCAAGAAATCAGGCAAAGACATTCATCTATGCCCTCATGTACGGAGCAGGAGATGAAAAGCTTGGAAAAGTGGTTGGAGGAACTAAAGGAGATGGTTCAAGAATTAGAAAACATTTCTTTGCTAATAAGCCATCATTCAAGACACTTAGAGATAGGGTTCAAAGAGCAGCAACAAAAAAATACCTCAAGGCAATAGATGGCAGAAAGGTATTTGTTAGAACAGCACATGCTGCTTTAAATACTTTACTACAAAGTGCTGGTGCTATCGTTATGAAAAAAGGTTTATCCCTGTTGGATGAAAGATTAAGACTATCTGATATTGATTACAGATTTGTTGCTAACATACATGATGAATGGCAGATAGAAGTTAGACAATGCCAAGTTAATAAGGTTGGACAATTAGCTGTCAAGTCTATAATCGATGCCGGAGAACATTACAACTTACGTTGTCCTCTCGATGGTGAATTTAAAGTAGGAGGTAACTGGAGTGAAACTCACTAAACAACAATCTCTTTTTCCAGATGACCACGATGAGTTACTTTTTGAAGATGGAAAGATATGTATTAAGTGTGATAAAAAATTACCTTTAACAGCTTTTAGCCCAGCATCAGGAGGAAATTTTCTCAGACCAGAATGTAGAGAATGTAATAATCATCTTAGTAAAACTAGAAAATTATTAAAAGAAAAATATGGGATGCCCACAGATGATAATTATTCTTGCCCTATTTGTTTAGGAACAGTTGATAAAGTTAATGGACTTGGTGGAAAAAAATCAGGAGCTTGGGTTGTTGACCATTGCCATGAAACCGAATCATTTAGAGGTTGGTTATGTCATACATGTAATCGATGTTTAGGTGGCTTCAAAGATAATATAGAAATTTTACAAAGAGCTATAGGATATTTACAAAGACATGAAAAAGAAAAAGAAAACACTTGATACCTTAGTATCAGACATATATGACAAACTCTCAGTCCTTGGCGAGGGTGGTTCATTAGACATCAAGGAGAAGGACATTGACAAGTTCGGTGAGTCAATGAAAGATATACTACGTAAGTGGTCCAATCCTGAGCCTCGTAGTAATGAAAGATTAAGGATGTCTAATATCGGTAGACCACTACGACAACTTTGGTTTGATGTGAAGTCGGATAAAGAACCAGAGAAGATACCACCCTCAGTTTTTATTAAGTTTTTGTATGGACATTTATTAGAAGAGATAGTTTTATTTCTAGTTAAAATGTCTGGACATGAGGTGACTGATGAACAAAAGTCTGTGGAAGTTGATGGTATTAAAGGACACATGGATTGTGTTATCGATGGTGAAGTTGTTGATGTTAAGACAGCTTCCGGATATAGTTTTAGAAAATTTAAAGATGGCACACTTCCAGAAGATGATGTCTTTGGATACATGGCTCAACTAACTGGATATGAGGCAGCTCAAGGAACAAAGAATGGTGCTTTCTTAGCTCTTAATAAAGAGAGTGGAGAACTTGCTTTATTCAAACCAGATAATTTTGACAAACCCAATATTAAAAAGAAAATTAAGGACGTTAAAAACATCATAGCTATTGACAGTCCCCCAGATTTTTGTTATAATAATATACCTGAGGGCAAATTAGGTAACATGAAATTACCTCGTGAATGTACTTATTGTCGTCACAAATTTGAATGTCATAAAGATTCCAATGAAGGTCAGGGACTTAGAGTATTTAAGTATTCTAAGGGCTTGGTTTATATGACACAAACACCTAATCCACCTAGAGTAGATGAGATAAAATATGAACGGAAAGAAAGCTAAACAATTAAGAAGACGAAGCAAAGAACTGCTTATTGAATGGTTAAGAACTATGGTCCCAGAAGGTGAAGACACTTCTAAGATAACGGCTCAAAACCTACATGAGTTTTTACCTGAACAGACTCACATCTTTGCTAATAATAGATTTATGTTAAGTGCTTATTCTTTACGTTGGTTTTATAAACAGGTAAAGAAAAACCCAGATGTAACATTAGAAGATTTAGGAATACCAAATGTATAAGTTTAATGAAGATAAATTAATAGAAGAACTACAGAAGTATGTTGATGATACTTATGGTCAACACTATGCTACAGATAAGTATCAAGCTACTGATGTTATCATTGACTCTGGACATGGAACAGGTTTTTGTATGGGTAACATTATGAAATATGCTAAACGTTATGGCAATAAAGAAGGTCGAAACAGAAAAGACTTATTGAAGATATTACATTATGGTATAATTATGTTACACATACACGATGAAACAGATAAATTTTTTAAGACAGGAGAGTAATGGTAGATAAAATTGGTAAGAAAGAATACTTAGGTATTCAAATAGATTATAACAGAGAATCTAATCTAGATAAATTTAGTTTAGATACCTTGAGAGATAGATATTTTTGGAAGGAGGAAACACATGCTCAAGAAGCTTTGGCAAGGGCTGCAGTCTTTGCTGCCACATATAAAAACAACACAGACTTTGAGTTGGCTCAGAGACTTTATGATTACAGTTCCCTACATTGGTTCATGTTTAGCACTCCTATCCTTAGTAACGGAGGAACCAGTCGTGGTTTACCTATCAGCTGCTTCCTTAATTATGTACCTGACAGTAGGACTGGGTTATCTTCTCATTATGATGAGAACATTTGGTTGGCAAGTGCAGGTGGAGGCATCGGTGGATATTGGGGAGATATCCGTAGCAATGGGATATCTACTTCTAACGGCAGTAAGTCTACTGGTTGCATACCATTCATGCATGTGGTAGATTCACAGATGTTAGCCTTCAATCAAGGAGTGACAAGACGTGGTAGTTATGCTGCTTATCTTGATATTTCACATCCTGAGATTGAAGAGTTTATCAACATGAGAAAAGAATCTGGTGGTGATATAAATAGAAAGTGTTTAAACTTACACAACGGAGTTAATCTAACTAATGATTTTTTACAAGCTGTAAAGAATGATGAAGACTGGAGATTGATTGACCCTAAAACAAATAAACCGGTAAGAACTATTAATGCTCGTGCCTTGTGGTGGCAGCTAATAAATGCTAGAGCAGAGACTGGTGAGCCTTACATGATTAATATAGATATCTGTAATGAGCATTTACCAAAGTCACAAAAAGATTTAGGACTAGAAATAAAACAGAGTAACTTATGTTCAGAAATAACACTAGCTACGAATGAGGAAAGAACCGCAGTCTGTTGTTTATCTAGTGTTAATTTAGAAAAGTTTGACGATTGGAAAGATAACAAACAATTCATTCCAGATTTAATTACTATGCTTGATAATGTTATTCAAAGTTTTGTTGAGCAAGTTGTCGATATTGAAGCACTAGGAGAATATAATGCTAACTACAAAAGATTTACAAAACACATCAAAGAAGAAAAAGAAGGTTATGCCAGAGCAGCCTTCTCAGCCTACAGAGAAAGGTCAATCGGTTTGGGAGCAATGGGTTTCCATGCCTATCTCCAATCTAAAGGAATACCTTTTGAAGGGATGTCAGCAACTGGAGTCAACTATCAATGTTTCAAACACATCAAAAGTAAAGCTATCAAAGCAACTAAAGAACTTGCAGACAGACGTGGTGCATGTCCTGACTCAGGCGGTAACAACATTCGTAATATGCATCTTCTTGCTATTGCTCCTAATGCCTCTTCTAGTATTATTTGTGGGGGGACATCTCCTTCGATTGAGCCATATCGTGCTAACGTTTATACACACAAGACTCTCTCAGGCACTTACCAAGTTAAGAATAGATACTTAGAAAAGGTGGTTAATAAAAAGAAACTATCTAAAGATGAGAAAGAAAAACTATGGAAAGATATTTCAGGGAACAATGGTTCTATTCAACATCTAGATATTTTTACAGATGAG